CAGATGCTTGGATTATATGCACAATTGTTCCTAATTCAAAAGCCCCACTTGATAAAATATTGATTAAGTCTAAAAGAGATTTATTCTCTAATTCGCAAAATCTTTTCATCGCCCAAGTACCCCACTTTAAAGGGATTGTTTTGTTGTTGTTCAGTCTTAATTCAAACATAGTTTAGTTTTTGGTTTAAGCAGTTTCAGTTTGTGTAATTGGTGGAACACTTACTACAAATGTTGCAGTAAATTTAACATCATCTGCATCATCTGCTTGAACTCCAAAATCGCTAATAAACACTAATTGACCTACACCGCCATAAGTAATATCACCTGAAGTTGGAGTTGCTTTACCCATTTTAATTGCAAATAAAGTCTTTGCAGCGTGAGCGGTGTATAATTGTTGGTAGCTATCTTTAGCTGGAGTTCCTGTTTCATCAATTGCAAATCCTTCACACTCAAAAGATTGTGAAAATACAGGACTTGGTGTGTATTGATTACCACATTTAGAAGTTGCATCAATCGTGTCGTTTGTTGATGTCAATGAGTTTGTTGTAAGACAAGCAACAGGTAAAAAAGTACCATCGTTGTTTATGTCTGCAAGTAGGATATAATCTCTACCGCTTACTTTAGTTTCTGCCATTTTATTTAATTTTGAGTTATTATTATATTATAAGTTATTATTGTTCTAAATACATTGTCTAAAGGGTTTAAACCATCTAAATTTCTAATTGCACCCACTACCAAACTTGAAGCATAAAACCCATTTGCTAGGGTAATATTTGTTTCCGAGTTGATTGCATTTAGTATTAAATCGCTTATTGTTTCGGCTCTTTTATAACCAAAGTTACTATTTTTTATGACAATGTCAACATCCATAGTAACCGAGTTAGTATAACTGATTTTTCCTTGTTCCTGTGCGGATGTTCTGCCTGTCATAATTATATATTCATCAGTTGCAGAATCAGGTGCTATACCATCATAAACAGGTAATGCACTTGAACTTGTCAAGTTGGTATAAAACCACTTCTTTATTTCTATATTAGGATTAAGCATTTAATAATTTATTTAGTCTTTGTATAAGTTTAGGTTTTTCCATTTCGTAAGCTGGAACTAAAAATGGTTGTGGTCGCATACCTTTTCTTAATATGCTTAAAGCTATTACATAAGCCAAACCTTTATCATTTTTACCATTACCAACTCCTTTACGCTTTACCCACAAAGTTAATGCTTCAACCATATCTTTAAACTTGCCTCCGCTTTTACCTTTAAATTGCTGGGCATAAGATTTGAAATCAGCAGGTACATTTACTTGTGGTCCAGTGCCAAATTCAACATAAGCCGAATAAGAAGCATTAGCAGCAACCGAATATGTCAACTCACCATCCTTTGTAAGTGCTATTGAATTTCTTAATTGACCAAAGTTTACAGGTGCTAATCTTTTGGCTTGATTCTCTATTTTTAGTGCAGATGCGTTTATTTCATCACTTACATCAACTTTTAATGCAGTAGTTAATTTATTTAACTTGCCTTCAAGTTCTTTCATCCCACCTAAACTTACTGCAAATGCCATTAGTGGTACATTAATATTTCGTAAAATCTAAATTGATTCTCTACATCCTTAATTGAATGGATTGTGTACATTTCCCCTTCAGCCTCTATTTTATACATATTGTTAATCGTTACATCGTACCTTATAAATACTTTAGCAGAACGAGTAAAACTCAATTGCAATTCTAACAATGCCCTATTCTCATCCATAGGTCTAAAATCCCCAAATACTGTTTCTTGTAAGGCATAGGTAGTTGTGTAGCCACCTTGCCCATCAGCGGTGATTGTAGGCACATACAAGCCTATTTCCGAGTACATTGTGTTGGCATCAACATAGTTTGCCTTTTTGCTTCCTATCCTCATAATATTGGGCTTATTCTTGTCCAGCGTTGACACGCTTTCCAAGTCTTTTCACAAATACCTGTATCACTATCCAATCCTCTATTTTCGTAATCGTAACTTACTTGGTCTAAAATAGCAATTTTTAAATCGTTCGGAATGGTTGCGTAACCTACCACATAAGTAGCCTTTAGGTTTTCAAATTGCGGTCTTTGTAATTGTGGGAACTTACCACCAACTAATGTGTAATCAGCAGCAACAATAGTGTCTCCGTTTTGGTCTATTAAAGATGTAAAACTACTCATCGGACCATAAGGCAAATGGAAGTGTCCATCCCAATTTGTAAACCATACAACCGCAGTCTTTGCTATTAAACTCAATCCTGTACCTACTTCAACCGCTTCCCTTGCTTGTTTAATCATTAAGGAAATTTGGTTATCGTCAACATTTGTAGTAACCCTACAATACAATTTTGCTTCTGCTAATGTAACAGGTTCAACAACTGTACCTATGTCGGTCAAAGTAAAATCAATGATAAAATTATTATATGCCATACATCTTTTTTACAAATTTACAATAAATATAATAAAAAACCCCCTACTAAATGTAAGGGGTCTTTATTATCTATGTTAGATTAAATTAAACATTACCCAAATCAGCATAGATTGCTGAAGTTGGTTGCATCAAGTTAATATCTTCATAACACTCAATTCTCGCAGTAACCATATTTTGTTGGAAATTAGATGCGTTCTCATAAGAGAATTCAATAGCTAATCCTTCAACTTCAACACGCTCGCAGAAATTACTATCCATAATTAAAACCTTGTCATCAGTAACCCAAGATGCAGCAATAATAGGAGTTCCCCATATTGTCATACCACCATTTGGTGAAACGATAACTGAACCATTACCAGCGTAGTAACCAGCAGTAATTGTTTCTTTCAATAAGCGACCTAATTGTGCAGGGCTTACTAAAGCAACTGAAGATACAAAGTTTGCAGTCTTTTGGTTGCCGATATAGTCAACTAATTGCTTTAAATCATCAGTTTCAGCAGTTGTTGTAGAACCTGTTGCAGCAGCAGATACAGTTGCAAAGAAAGCAGAGTTTTCAGCTTTAAAGAAATCTCTTGTCAACATTCTTGGTAAAGTTGTGCTTAAGAAAGGCAAACTTCTAGCCATTTGTTTTGAGAATGTAGAGAAACCAGCGATGTAATCATTAACCACTTTAACCTCGCTTAATGCGTAACTGTTCTCACCTTTGTTTGAACCTTCAGTTTGAGCAGCAATGTTGTTAGTTGTTGCAGTCTCTTTGTAGAATACATACAAACCACTTTCACTTCTTACTGTTGGAACTAAATCACGGAAGTTGATAGCTTGACTAGGTAAAACTGAAGCATTAATAGCATAAGATGCTTGAGCATCTCCTGTTAAACTTGCACTTAAAGTCATTGACTTTACATCACGTAAATCTAAACGATACTTACCATTTGATTTCATTGATTTTTCCATTTCATCTAATCTACCATCTAATTTCTCAATGATAGCCTCATCTAAAAACTTTACTTGTTTAGATGCGTTTTTCTTTTGTGCAGCAGCTTGAGCATCAAATTGTTTTTGTGCTTCATCTTTTACTACACGGATTTCAGCGTTTGTTGCTTCCAACTTCGCTTCAATACTAGCTTGAAAACCTTTAAGGTTATCAGCCATTTCGTTAATTACGTTTTCCATTTTTACTTTTTTAGTATTTTATTAAATTCTTTAATTGCCTTTAAGATTTCAGCATCATTGTTTTTGATTTCCTCAATTATCGGCTGGGGTGCTTCTGCGACCGCAGTGATTTCTTTAACGATTTCAATCTCCAATAAATCCGCTTGAATCCTTTTTATTTCAATCTCCATCAACGCAAAGGTTTCATCGGTAAATTTACCGCCTTTAAACGCTTTCAAGAGTTTCTCTAGCCTGTTTGCTAATTGTTCTTTCTTTACTTCACTCTTTACTGAAATGGTTGGTGTTTCAGGGTTTGCTGCCCATAATACCGCACTACCTTCATAAAGTTTAAGTTCCGTAATTGTTCTTACTCCATCCTTACCTACGCTTGAATTTATTGTAGTAAATCCAATTGAATGCTGATTGATTAAACCTGCATCGTACATCTTCATTATATCTTCGCCTGTTTCGGTCATTACTATTGGAGTAATTGCAATTAGCATATCACCTTCAACATATAATTGTTCAGGCTTACCAATAACCGCTTCCATTTCAGCACAATGGTCAACTAAAGACCATATCAAGTTTTTACCTGCTGGACCTCTTTCGCTTAAAGTCTTTGTGAATGCTTCAGGAACGATAATATCATTATCTAAATCAATGTTTCCTGTTCTTGCCCATACTGCTTTAACCCTGCGTTGTTCGGTATCTACATCCATTACTTCGTAGCCGATGTCTTGTTTTTCAACAATTAAATCTTTTGATGCGTAAGTTTTCATATTTACAAAGTTATATTTTTTTTTATTATTCAAACAAGTCTGCAATCAATCTGCCAATTTGCATTCCTACTGCGTTAGTTAGTATTCCCCAAATCATCCCAACATTGCCTTTTGGTGGGTTATCTTGTAGCTTTAATAGTTTGCCATTTTTATCCCTTTGTGCCTCATATCCTAAAGTACAACGGCAGTTGCAAACATCTCCAGCACTTCCACTTGAATCGCAAGGATGAAGCATTAAGTCAAAACCGCCTTTTTTATTTTGCAGTTTAAATGTCGCATCCATTGGTATTTTAGTGCCATCCATATTTAGGTGGTCAAATTGGTCTCTTGGAATCCTTCTTGTTCTATTGTCTTTTGCAGCAATCCATTCTTTTACAGTTACTAATCCTGTACTTGTTGCACCAACCATTGAACCAATATTTGCAGCCCTTCCTGTTTCCGTTCTTGCTATTAACTCTGCTCTATAATCCGTAATACCTGCACCCCTTAATAAAACTATTGTTTCAGGTAGTGTTAGGTTTTGCTCGGCTGATTGAATTAGGTATCTTCTTATTTGTTCCTTTGTTGTATTTGTGATGTCGGATGCTAATTGGTCAAGCCCTTGCGTTTGTAGGTACTGAAGGATAGTGTAAGCAAATAGGTCGGTCTCCGCTGATTTAACCTCCAATGCCTCGTAAATGCCCTTTACAGACCTTTTAACGACCTTACTTGATATTTGAGCCATCTTTACACCCATAGCCAAATGTAGCTTTTGTATGGTCTTCTTTATGGCTTTATCACTAATTGCGTTGTAGTCTAATGTACGGCAATAGGTATTCACCTGATTTTGTAGTTCTTTTTTGAACTTCGGTGAGTATTGCTTTAATGCGTTGGCATAAAGTTTTTTATAGTCTTGCCAAATCATTTTATGGATTTTGGTCAGGTATATTCAAAGGTTGGAATTGGTCAATAGTTTGCAATCCTGTTGGGATATAAAGTTTCTCCAATTCTTCAGTAGGGATATAATCAGGCACTTCAATATTCATTATATCTAACTTTTGTTTAGGACTAATCCACCACGCTTTATCAAGCCATTCAGTTTGCTCGGATTTATTTGCTTCTAATTCTCCGTAAACTGAAATATCATAATCTACATAAAGATTTGTTCCCTTATAACCCCAATCCGTGTGTAATTTCCTATTAAGGTTTTCAGTCAATGCGTTAAGTAATGGGATGGCACAACGTAATGTTAATGCCTTTTCCCCTTCTCTTTGATTGTTATAGGTCTTTGAATCGCTATCGTTTAAAAGTTGACTAGGTACTCCGTAGATGTTACAAAGTGCTTTTAAATCCCATTTTTCCGATTCAATGATATTAAGTTCAACAGGGCTTAAACCGATTTGTTTCCAATCTACTTTATAACCTGATACCGCTATTGAGTTAAAGTTAGCTGAACCGCCCTTTTGACTTACTGCGGTTTTTAGTGCTTGTGCTTGTGCTTGACCACTTGTAGGGTCAAACCTTTCATCATTCATAAATAAAACTCCAGCAGGTCCACCATTTTGGAAGGATGCAACGGCAGCGGTTTTAGCTTCGTTACTTCTTGTTAAGTTTTTGGCTGCTGCTCTTAATGGGCTTTGTCCGTATAACTGTCCACCTGTAACTCCCCATTGTGGATTAAAGTATTTATCGTGTAAGATTTCTTTTGTATCAAATGACCACATTTGTCCGTAATATAACTGATACCCAGCTCTTGTTGGGGGGAACACATTGATATTTGCAATAATAGCCATATACTGACTAGGCAAAGCAAATAGTTCAAATGGTTTACCTTGATTGTTCCCAGCTTCAATAAGTTTGCCATAAATAAAAGAGTTACCTGTTATCAATTTAAAACCGCACCATTGTTCAACTAAATCACTCCAGCAATCTTCTTCATTAGGATATTTTAGCAACTCGTTTAAGCGTTGGTCTCCTGTATAAAGTTCGTATGCTTTTTTATGTAAAGTCTCAAGTTCTTTTAGGTTGATGTCTTTTTGTGCAGCTAAAGATTTGTATTTCTTTGCAGCCTTTTCATCTACAACCTTGTAAACGTGGAATGGTGCAATTTTAGCTTTGTCAGTAATTAGTTTAATGATTGAATAAACTATATCGTTTGCTACATATCCATCATCAACAAAACTTCTTTGGTCAGCCCCTTGCCAAGTAACTATACCCCTTTCAATTGCTATTTGGGAGTTCATCGGAATTGTTGGAAATAGTGTGTTAATCTTCTTTTTAGTGAAGATGTCAAATAAACCCATATTATTAGAATTTAAACAAAGTTAAAGAAATTTAAGTTAAAATACACTTACTGCAAATTTAGGTTTTGTCAAGTGAGTAAATACCGCATACCTTGAAGCATCTAAAGCATCATCATTTGCTTTAACAGGTTCTTCAATTACATTATCATTTTTATCCTTTTTCCATTTGTAAGACATAAATTCCCTTTTAAGATTTTGACTATGGAAGTGAATGTTTATAGGATAAGATTTCATTTTTACTATTCCTGCCCATACATCTTTTTGAGCAGGTTTAATATTAAATCCTTGTCGGTAAAGTTCCTCTATTGATTTGGGTTCGGCTGCATCTGCATAGATTGTTGCTCGTTCAGGTACTTTCTCTTTTATCAATCTTGTAAGGTCGGATAGTGTAAGTCCACTTTGATAAATGATTTCCTCAAAATAGTTTTCGCCTTCGTGATGGGTAACCTTTATTAATGCAGCTGGATGCACATACCCAAAGTCAAGCCCATAGAATACATCGCCTTCAGGTGCGGTGTCGTATTGTTTCCATTGGGTGTATATTAGTTCTTTTGCTGCACCTCGTTCTCCTAATCCGTAAACCTTCCACATAAAATCATCAGGTAGGTTTTTATACTGCTCAATGTTTTTTATTTGTGATTCGGATAGGTTAGGCAGGTTATTTAGGTAGGTAGAATGAATGCGTTTGTTTTCAGGATTGTCGGCTATTTCGTAAACATAATTTATAAAGTCAGCAGGATTCCAATCAAGAAACACCTTGCCTGTGGTTCGCATTAGTAATTGGTCGTATAAAGTTCTTTTGATTAAATTGGCTTCGTTTATGAATAGCACATCCCTTGCTGGTCCTCTTGCCTTGCTTTCATCTTCTAATCCAAACAGTTCAATGTAAGACCCATTGGGATAAGTGTATATAAAATCCGAAAAGCTAAAGTCATTGTCTGACCATAAACCCCAATTCTCCATTATAGATTTAAAATCCCTATAAACTCCTCGCTTGATATGTGGAAGGGAATGTGATACAATTGAAATCCTTGTCTTTGGATTGTTATAGGCTATCTCAATCAGTAACTGAACAATGGAATAAGACTTTGAACTCCTTGTGCCACCTTCATTGCAAATGACAGGATAATTGCCTTCGTATGCTCTTTTGTTGGCAAAGAATACAGGTGTTGCATTAATCTTCAATTGGTTTGCATCGGTCATCTTCTTGTATTACTATTTGAACGCTACCTTGAATGTTTGCGTTAATGTCGGTTGTTTGTTTTGCTCTGCCTTCTAATCGGTCAAGTATTTCCTGATAAGCCCTTAAATCGGATTTCATTGCCTTTGCAATTATCTTCATATCTAATTGCTCGGCTATTGTAAACTCCTCATCTTCTCCTGTAACAGGGTTACGCACTTTGGTAACTAATTGTAGTAAACGCAATAGTCTTGTTTTGCTATGTTCAACTCCTTTAGGTTTCCCTGCTGGGTTTCCTGATACTCCTTTAGGAAATGGTTTTAAGTTTTCGGGATTCGGCATATTCGTTGTATTATCACTGAATTACAAAGTTACACCACAATTCGGACAAGTCGTACCTCCGATGGCATTGTCCTTTGATTCTATGTCATTTCCAAATGCTGGTATATCTAAACCCCAATTGTCAAGGTCTTGTATGCTCCATTCATTTGCAAGTAAATCAAAATCCCATTCACCTGTGCTTACATTATCACGAACAATAAATTGTTTCTTTTGTTCTTCGGTTAAGTTATTAGCGTGAATAACAGGAACATCGGTAAGACCAGCTTCTATACAAGCACGATACCTTTGATTACCACCTAAAATGACATTTTTCTCATCAATAACTATTGGTCGCAAACCTAACATTTCAGGAAACTCCTGAATTGACTTAACCAATAATTTGAATTTAGCATCTCTGCAAATTCTAGGATTGTTTGGGTTTGGTTTGATTTCGTTAATTAACATTATCGGTTTTTAGTTGGTGTTCTTATAGATGCAGTTTGTAGCACTTCTTTTTTATTTAGGTCTTTAAATCTTAACGACTTCGCACATTGGCAACATTTTACTTCGTGTTTTGGCAATTGTGATTCCCATACATAATCGGTGGTAATCCCACATTTGCACTTGTATTCTCTTTTACAAAATGTATCTTTCATTATCCTTGTCCTCTTGAAGGTTTTGGTTTTGGTGTATGTTTATTGTAAGATTTCTTTGCTCTACCTTTTTTACGAGTTCCAAATTGGACTTTACCAGCTGCGTTAAGTTTCGCCATTACTTGTATTTTTCTATTAATTCGTTTAATTCAGTCCTTGACCATTTCTTTATGAGCCTGTGTTGGCTTTCTAGGTGTAAAACCATTCGTTCGCCTATTTTATCAATTAGGTTTCTACGATATCCTATTAGGTGGAATTGGTCAAAGCCATTGCAAGATTTACATTCTCCGTTTACATTGTATTCATCAAACCGAAGGGCAGAACTTCCCTTAACAGGAACATAATGCCCAGCATCCATACTTTCATAATCTCTAACCTGACCGCAACTAATACAAGTAAAATATCCATCTTGACTGTCTCTAGTCCTAATGTAGCGGTTGAATATTTGTTGTGCCTTTGCGGTTAATCTTGGTATTGATTGTAAAGCCATAATGCAAAATTAGGGTTTTATAGTACGAAAAACAACTATTCGGTCTTTATGGGTAAATCGTTTCTTATTGACTGGGTTTAAGGATTGTTTGATTTGGTATTCATTTACTCCTGTTATTCTTTTTGCGTAGGATATGGATTTAAATATTGTTTCTTGTTTTGTGTCTAGGTAAATCATTCTCACTTGTTGTGCGTTCTCGTGTCCTTTCATATTCTGCTATGTCGTTTAGTAATTTTGTTAATGGTATTAAAAATCCTTTTGAACTGTTGTTATCCCCTCCGTTCTTTAGATATAAGTTTTCTTTGTAATAAACCCTACAAACTTGTTTTAGTGATTTTGTTGGAAATATAAAAGATATATCAAGTTCATCTATTCTATAAATCCAATATTCTGCGGTTGTGGTTGCTAATCCGCTAGGCTTATTTCTTGATTCATATTCAAAGAATAAGTTTCCTGTTTTGTGTATTAGCCTATCGTTTTTTACTTCTATATGTTTACCATCAGAAAACATATAATTTATTAAATCTTCGGCTTTTTCGCCAAAGTTTAGGTCGTGTGTAAAGCTGGATGAGTATTTCATTTTAGTATTCGTTTTATTTCGTAGTATAAATCAAATGTTCCCAATATCATAATGGCTAGGATAAAGCCAATAAATATCCTTGTAAATTCAATCGTCAGTTTAAATAGTTCTTTCATTTGTTTATTATTTTATAGTAAATAATCTTGATTCCTTCCCAAATTAGTATTGTTAATATTATTTTCATAGTTGGTTATTAAAGTGCATCATTAATGAATATTTTTTACATTGCTGGGTCATTGTTTCATCATTAATCAACATATCATTTGCTTTTTTCGCCTGTGCCAAAAAGAATAACCTAACTTTTGCTTTTATGTCATCTCCTTGCTCTTTTGATATTTTAATCAATTTGCGTTTCCACATATAATCAAATACTTGGTGATTAATAAACCTAAAGTCTTTTCTAGTTGATTTATCCCACCATTCCTTTTCATCCTTAATAGCTTGTTCTTCATCTATGTAGTTGTGAGCAGTTGGCTCAATCTTTGGTTCAATCTTTTGCCTTACCTGTACTGCAATCTTTTTGTATTCAGCCATTACATCGCCAAAGAATTTAGGGCTAAATGAACCATAATTTCTATCTACATCTAAACGACCTAAAACATAAAGTTCAAATGCTGCACCTAATTCCTTTAGTTTAAATATTCCGTAATTCTTTAGTACAAAGTCAACTAGGAACTGAAATTCAGGGCTTGTAGGTGGAACTGCACCGCTTAACTGAATACAGGTTTTTAGATGTTCAGCTACTTCAATGCTGGAACATTTTGATATGTGCATTGTTTGTAAGGCATCATAAATTTTAATCTCGCTTTGGTTCAATGTATTTAAGACTGGCAAGTTGTGTGAAGTTACGCTCACTGACATTGGGTTTGTAACTTGTGGTAGCATTTCGGATAATGATTTCATCGTTAAAAGATTTATTGTTTAAATATGTGGTTGGGTCTTTACGGAATGTTTTATCAGGGGTTGAGTTAACATACTCTTGTACTATTTTTAAAGCTAATTGCTTTTCATCACTTGTCAAAATATTCCATTTAGTAATGGCTTTTTCTTTACTAACT